TGGGATGGATTTGGGAGGATGCAAAATGACTAAAGAAGAAATTGATTATTTTGTAATACAAGAACATTTTGCAAAACTTTGTAGATGGATAGCAGAAGTAGAACGTGAGGAATGCGCAAAGATTGCAGACGAATGGTCGGTTGCTTATCCTCACCCATCAAAAACTATTGCTGAAACAATCCGATCAAGGGGACAATGATGCCACTTAAACCACATCCAACAGATTCCGACAAGATGGTTTACGAATCTCGTAAATATGAATTGCCAAAACGTGAATGGATAGGACTGACAAAAATGGAGCTTATTAAGTGTGGAGTTTTTCCTTGGGGAAATTCGTATCGACTTTATGAAGCAATAGAAGATAAGCTAAAAGAAAAAAACACTTGACAACCAAAATTTATGATATAGTTTAACCACTACAAAAAGTAGTGTTTTTTGCAAAGAAACAAAAGGAATTATCATGGGTTATCCTAAAATGGAAAAAGAGCCTAAGGGCGTTAAATCTTCCGATAGAACCGGCGAAAAGAACGTTCGGGTTCCCAAGGAAGATAAAGAAGTGTTTAAAACCGGCGCAACTGGCGAAAAAGTGCCCAAGGGTGCTTTATCTAGCGATACAAGCGGTGAACGCCGCCGCCCCATCGAAGGTGGTGTTGGCATGGGCAAGATGGATGGCATTGGCGAACGCCATGCAAGCCACATGGGGCATCACGATGGCCGTTTGGGCGAAATGAAGGGCCACATGGGTGAAAAGAACGTTTATGAACACAAGCGCGTTCCGCACGTTCAAGACGGAATGTAAAAAGCGAAATGCCCCCAAGGAGCATCAAGGGGGCACTTCTAGCCGCATCCAACTAAAAGGGTAGTTAGACATGGTTAATGATAATTGTAAGCGATGCCGGTATTATTTGGGCCATGATCTTGGCACTTGCCGCCGGTTTCCCGTTTATCAAACACGTTCGCAAAACGAATGGTGTGGAGAATTTGCAGTAGCCAAGCCTTTGCCCGAACCGGATTCGGGCGTTTTTTCCCACGTTACAAGGGAATTAATTGATTTGCCGGTTTTAAGTGAACCGCCAAGAAAAAAGGGAAGGCCAAAGAAAAATGTTTAAGCCATTACGCGATAAGATATTTGTAAAGCCCGAAAGGCGCATTAAATCCGAATTATGGATTCAAACCGCCGAAGCGGATACTTGTGGCTACATTGTTGCCGTTGGTGATGAAGCCAAAGAAGAAGGGCTAAACATCGGTGATAAAGTGTATTTCGGAACATTGGCCAAAGATTACAAAGACGAATATCTTAAATACACGGAATTCAAAGATAACGATGAAAAGTTATTGGTAATGAGTTGGCAAGATGTGTGTTTTGTGGAGGAAGTTGAGTGAAAAAGCACGATAAACCCATTGAACACAAAACTACGGGAAAAGGCAAAACCTACAACCCAACGGAAAAGGGTGCCGGAATGACGGCCAAGGGGCGTGCGGAATACAATGCAAAGAACGGAAGCCATCTAAAGGCACCCGCACCTAATCCCAAAACGGAAAAGGATAAAGGCCGAAAGGCATCATTTTGTGCCCGCATGGAAGGGGTAGTTAAAAACGCTAAAGGCCCCGCTGAAAGGGCTAAAGCATCATTAAAGAATTGGAATTGCTAATGCCACTAATCAAATCAACCAAAAAAGAAGCGTTCAAAAAGAACATTGCAACGGAAGTAAAAGCCGGTAAGCCGGTAAAGCAGGCCGTGGCGATTGCTTATTCCGAAAAGCGTGAAGCCGAAAAGAAAGCTAAAAAGAAATGACCCAACGCGGCCGCCCATCTTTGTTCCGTGAAGAATATGCCCAACAATTGTTGGATTTCTTCAATGTAGAGCCATATCACGAAAGGGTGATGAAAGATAAAGATGGAACCGATAAAATTCAAAAAGTAGCTAATAAGTTCCCAACATTGGCTAGGTTTGCAACCGTTGTTGGTGTGACAAGGGAAACATTACACGATTGGGCAACGGCAACAACTGAAGATGGAATGTTACGATTTCCAGAATTTTCTTACGCATATAAAAGGGCAAAGGATTATCAAGAATCAATTTTGGTTGAAGGCACAATGAATGGTGTATTTAATGCGCCGTTTGCTATCTTTACCGCTAAGAACATTTTAGGATGGCGTGACAAAACCGAACAAGAAGTAACCGGCAAAGATGGTGAACCTTTGCTTTCCGCCATATCGGTTTCATTTGTGAAGCCCCAAGACGTATGATTCGGATCATTCGTGTTGGCAAAACGGGTTAGCGCCGTGATGGGTTTCATAGAAGTGTTGTCCTATCAACCCTGCTTTATGGGGGCCAACCCTAATGCAAGCTAATGTTGAATTCCCGCTTAAACTTCAATGCATATTCCAACCGGCACGTTATAAAGTGCTTTACGGCGGCAGAGGGGGCGCGAAATCTTGGGGAATTGCCAGGGCTTTGCTAATCATTGCGGCCAATAAGACAACCCGCGTATTGTGCGCACGGGAATTCCAAACATCCATTAAGGATTCGGTTCACAAGCTATTGTGCGATCAAATCACCGCCTTACAACTTAACGATTTTTATGAAATAACGGATAGAACAATTAGGGGCAAGAACGGATCGGAATTTAACTTTGTTGGTTTAAAGAACAATGTGGCCAACGTTAAATCTTATGAAGGCGTGGATGTGTGTTGGGTGGAGGAGGCGCAGACGGTTTCCAAGCGTTCATGGGATACATTGATTCCAACCATCCGAAAAGAAGAATCCGAAATATGGGTTTCATTCAATCCGGAACTAGAAACGGATGAAACCTACCAAAGATTCGTGATCCACACACCGGAAAATGCGGTTATCCAAAAGATCAATTGGAACGATAACCCTTGGTTCCCCGAAGTATTGCGAATGGAAAAAGACACGCTAAAGATACGTGATTTGGAAGCCTACAATATGGTTTGGGAAGGGATATGCCGCCAAACCGTGGATGGTGCCGTTTTTGCCAAGGAAATCCAATTGGCCGATCTTCAAGAAAGGATTGGCAAAGTTCCCTATGATCCTATTAAGCCGGTTCACGTTGTCTTTGACTTAGGTTGGGCGGATGCAACGGCATTGTGGTTTGTTCAGTTTGTGGGCATGGAAACACGCCTAATCCGCTATTTTGAAACATCCCAAGAAACCATAAGCGCCATATTGGCTAAGATGCAAACCTTTGGATATGTGTTTGATACGCTATGGCTTCCCCATGATGCCGAAAACAAGACATTGGCGGCGGCGGGGCGATCGATTGAAGAAATTGTGCGTTCGGCCGGTTATAAAACTAGGATTATCCCGCGCACACCAATTGCCGATAGCATTAACGCCGCACGAACTATTTTCGCTAATTGTTGGTTTGATAGAATAAATTGTGCCGATGGGCTACAATGTTTACGTCACTATCGCTATGAAGTTGATCCCGATACTAAGCAATTTAGCCGAACACCGTTACACGATCAATATTCGCATGGTGCCGATGCCTTTAGGATGCTTGGGTTAATGATCCAAGAACCTAAAAAGATGGTTGTTAAAAAACCGGTTTACGAACCTAGCAATTGGATGGGGTAATTTATGGCCGATAACCAAACGGAATTCGATCCACGGATTGATGAAGCCAAAAAGTTCTTAAAGTTGGCCAATGATGCCGATACTAACAACCGTTCGGAAGCGTTGGAAGACTTAAAGTTTGCGGCGGGGGATCAATGGCCCGTTGAAATCCAAAATAGCCGTTCTTTGGAAGCCCGCCCTTGCCTAACCATCAACAAGATTGATGCTTATGTTCGCCAAGTAACCAACCAACAAAGGCAACAACGCCCCCGCATCAAAGTTCACGGCATGAACAACCAATCGGATGCCAAGGTTGCGGAAATCCTAACCGGCATTTGCCGCCATATTGAAGTTCAATCCGATGCCGATCACGCCTATGACAACGGATTCAATTATGCCGTTCGCATGGGATTTGGCTATTGGCGCATTGAAACGGATTATGTGCGTGAAGATTCGTTCGATCAAGAAATCTACATCAAGCCTATCCACAACCCATTTACGGTTTATTTTGATCCAAATAGCATATTGCCGGATGGTTCCGATGCCGAAAAGTGCCTAATCACCCAAGTGGTTAGCAAGGAAGTATTCCGCAAAATGTATCCAGGTGCCGATGATGGCGCGGGATTCACACAACGCGGAACGGGTGATTCCAACGCCGAATGGGTGATGCGTGAAGACATTAGGATTGCCGAATATTGGTATACCGAACGCAAGGCGGATAAGCTATGCTTATTAAGCAATGGTGAAAAGCATTTCCGCACCGATTTGCCCGATCAAGAAGAAATGATTGCCCGTGGCCTTTATGTGATCGATGAACGCCCATCTTTCAAGCGCGAAGTTAAGCAAATCATTTGCACCGGCATGGAAGTGTTGGAAGAAGGCAAATGGGCATCTAAATACATCCCAATCATCCCCGTTTATGGCGAAGAATTCATTGTTGAAAACAAGCGCAAGAAGTATGGCTTGGTTCGCATGGCCAAAGACCCACAACGGATGTATAACTTTTGGAAAACCGCACTAACCGAAAGCATTGCGTTGGCACCAAAAGCCAAGTGGTTGATTGCGGAAGGCCAAGACGAAGGGCACGAAAACGAATGGGCGCAAGCTAACATCAAATCGATGCCCGTGCTTAGATATAAGCAAAAGGATATTGAAGGCGTTCCCGCACCTACACCAACACGCATCCAACCGGAAGCGCCCCCCGCCGGTATCATGGCGGCCGCCGATGGCATTAATAGCGATATGCAAGCCGTTTTGGGTATCTTTGATCCCAATCAAATGCCAACCGGCAACATTAGCGGCAAGGCATTGAACGGCCAACAACAACAAATTGATTTATCTAACTATCACTATTACGATAACTTAACACGTTCTATTAAGCACACCGCCCGTGTTATCTTGGATTTGATCCCCAAAATCTACGATAACGCCCGTGTTATGCGCATCATTGGTGATGATGGGAAGCCCGATTTGGTTGAAATCAATAAGAAAGCGCAAGATGAACAAGGCGTTGAAAAGATTCTTAACGATGTAACCGTTGGCGAATACGATGTGGTGATGGATACCGGCCCAGGATACAATTCCAAGCGCATCGAAGCCGTTGAAACCATGATGCCATTGTTGGGTGCCGATCCCGCATTGATGAACATTGCCGGTGATTTGATCTTTAGGAATATGGATTTCCCAGGGGCCGATGTGATTGCCGATCGTTTGGCGGCCGCTAACCCATTGGCACAAATTGATGATAAATCACCCGTTCCGCCACAAGTTCAGATGCAATTGGCACAATCTAAACAAACCATCCAACAACTACAACAACAATTACAAGCTATGCAATTGATGTTGAAGAACCGTGCGGATGTTGAACAATTGAAACAAGATGCCGAAACCAAGCGCACCTTGATTAAAGAAACCAACCGTGCCCACGATATTGAATTGCGCGATCAAGAAAAGCACCGCGATATGTTAATGCGCACGCATACCCAAGCGCAAGACACCGTGGTTAAAACACAAACGCAATTAGAGGTGGAAAATATCAAAGCCCAATTGGCCGTGTATTTGGCGCATTTGGATCGGATAAGTGAACGTGAAGCAAAGGCGGAAGCCATAGAAAGGGCCATTTAATGCCAACCGTAACAAGCCATAACAAATCGGATTTTGATCGTGAAACAATGGAAAAACGCGGTCAATTAAAAAAAAGCAAATTAATTCCTATTTACCACGGCACATCACATGAAAATGCCAAAAAAATTGAAAAACGTGGATTTGATATAAAAAAAGGTGCTGATAATTCCATTTGGTTTACAACAAACCCAAATATTGGTGAAGTAGGTGCCACGGGAAAAGGCGCAACAATTAAACGATATATTGACGAAAACAAGTTAAAACTTGGCGGCCATGAAGAAGCCGATAAATATTTCACCGATGAATTAATCCATCAAGGTTATCATGGTTTGAAATTTTCAGTTGATAAAGATGGCACTAAACATTACCGAATTTGGAATCCTGAAATGTTGGAAAAAGAAGAATAATTGACAAAGTAATAAATTCGTGTAGTATTTACACAAACCTTACCCGTAAGGTATACGGGGTTAATTCTTAGGGTAACCTATGTCTGAAAAAGAAGCGGGCCATGTGCTCACAAGTGAGAATGCGGCGGAATTTTATGCAAATCGTTTAGGTTTAGCTAACCAAACGGATGATGTGGCGGTTGAGACAACTCCCGAGCCATCACCCGAAGTGGCTGAGAATGAACCCGAAGCGCATGAAGAAGCCAACCCCACAGAAGAAAAGAAGGCGAATCCGAAGTTAGAGCGAAGATTTTCCGAATTGACTAAACAACGGAAACTAGCCGAGCAAAATCTGGAAGCAGAACGCCAAGCTAGGGCAACGTTGGAAGCGAGGTTGAAGGCGTTAGAACAACAGGCGGCACCACAAAAGCCGAGCGTTGATAATGAACCACAACCAGGGCAGTTCCAAGATGCGTTTGAATATGCAAAGGCATTAGCGGAATTTTCTACGGAAAAGGCATTGCGTGAAAGGGATCAACAAGAAGCCACACGGAAAGCCAACGAAGAACGTCAAAAGGTTATCCAATCTTGGACGGAAAAGTTGGACAAAGTGAAGGCGGAATTGCCCGATTACGATGATATGGTTTCAACGGCTAATGTTGTTGTTTCCGATGAAATCCGTGATTCCATATTGGAATCCGATGTAGGCCCAAGAATCCTATATCACCTAGCGGAAGATTTGGAATATGCGCAAAAGTTGGCGGCCATGCCTACACGCAAAGCGTTGGTTGAATTGGGAAAGTTGGAAAAGCTATACGAAAAGGCCGAACCGGCTAAGGAAACTGTGGTTAAGACAAGTAAAGCACCCGCACCGGTGCGTGGATTGAAGCCAAGTGGTGGTGTTGCGGATATTCCCATTAATTCTAGTGGTGAATTTCACGGCACATACCAAGCGTGGAAAGAAGCGCGTAAAGCGGGAAAAATTCGATAGTTTTTTAATTCAAAGGAAATCAAATGAGTAATAATCTCTTAACGATATCCAAAATCACCAACGAAGCTCTGATGGTTTTGGAAAATGAACTCACGTTCACAAGCGAAGTTGACCGCAACTACGATGACCAGTTTGCAGTAGTCGGCGCGAAAATCGGCAATACCGTCAATGTGAGGAGACCTGGC